TCCGTTATATCTGTAACTTTCTTCTTAGCCGTAGCCATTCATATTCACTCCATTCATATTAAATTTTCTTCAAGTATCTCTTCTATTCTGTCGAACTCCCAATATGGAATTCTAATCAGTTTTATATTATTTTCTTTACAGTATTTGTTTTTTATCTCATCTCTTCTCTTTTGACCTTCTAAGCCGCCAAAAATATCGTTGTAATGAAATTCGCCATCATATTCTATTAAAACATTGTTGTCTTTGATGTAGAAATCGAATCTTAACAATCTATTGTCAAAACAACCCTCAAAAGTTTTTTCTCTAATATATTTTATTTTTCTATTATCCAATATCTCACATATTCTAGACTCTCCTTTGCTCTTCTCGCAATAAGGACATCCGCGATTTTTGTTTATATGCTCATCTGGTCTTGTCATAAACTCACCATGTATAGGGCATATTATGCAAACTTTTATTCTAGCGTTCACATATTTAACCTTAGAATAATCGTAAAGGTCACCATGAACTTCTTTTGCCATGTTTGTGAAATATAGATTCTTATCTTCGGCAACCATAATTGTAGGGTATTTACCACAAAGCAAATCTCTAGGTGTCAAGTATATATTACCATATTTGGATTTTGCCAAAATTTTGCTTTCATGTTTAAAATATTCTTCCAAGAACTCAAAATCTTTTAATATTATTGGATTTTTTATCTTTAATAATTCGATAAATTCTTCATGGGTGCGTCTAGATTCTAATGCTTTTAGTTCCTTTGAACACTCTGGGCAAATCCTTCCGTCAATATGTTTATTAGCATTCAATTCGAATATTCCATGTTTATTACATTTTGCATGAACTTTAAGCCTTCTGTTTTCATAAAATAAATCCAAATATTCATATAAACTTCCGTGCTTTTCTTTAAATTTTTTTAAATAATATTCTTCTTTGTTTACTAGACTTCCCGCAAAGTATTTTTGTCCTTTTAGTAAGTTTGAAGGTATTAATTCAACTAAGCCTATGGGTGACATAGCTTTTAGTTTAACTGCTTGCCCTTTAAACTTATCTAAAAACTCTAATTCTTTCCACATCTCATAATTTTTTTCTTTTAAGTTATTTAAAAATTTTTCATGGTCTTCGTCCGTCCAATTATTTGCTGATTTTAACAACTCTGGAACATATCTTTTCCTAGCCATAGCTACTGAATTATAAGACCTGTTTAATTTTGTTGCAATTTCATTAACACTCAAAATATTAGCATTCTCTTTCAAAAATTCAACTTCTTCAGTTGTCCATTTTCCCATAATCTACCTCCCCGTAGAAATCTCCCACAATTTAAAGTTAAAACAGGGAGCAGTGTGTGGGAGCACACCTTCGACCGCTAAATCTATCCCTGTCTTTCCTATCTATCAACACTATCATAACATACATTACAACAATTGTCAAACATATTTTTCAAAAATACCAAACCAATCCAAACACTATCTCTGCAAGTAATAAGTTCCCTTACCCTTTAAATATTTGTCAAAGACTATCTCTACCGCACCTATCTTGCAACCATCAAAATACTCATCAAGTGGTCTTAATGTTTTAAATATAGGCTCAAAGTAATCTTCATCAACTATAACTCTTTTTGCATGGCTTAATTTCATTCTATGTACAAACACATTGGCATCTTGTTGTACTTTGGTTAATGTAAATTCAACATCTTCTTCTTTTTTACATCCTTCATCTCTTAAAAAATTATTCATAATATGCTCTCTCCTTCATAATATATTTTACCCTCACCACCCCACAGGAATACAGCCCTATTTAACCATACTCCTGTGGCGAATCAAAGTAAATTATAATTTTGTTTTATTCAACATTAATCTTAATGTCTACTTCATCACCATCATCAAATACAATCAATGACTGTGATGGTTTGCCAAAATATCTTTTCTTTTGACCATAATCATCTACGCCCATAAGGTTTCCATTTACAAATACAGCACAATTCCCCTGCCAATCCGTTCTCTTAGAATGCCAATGACCCATGAATATGTACTTAGGCACAATTCCCGTAGCCATAATCATATTTTGAACGACTGAATTTACAGAATCGTTATGTCCATGAACAAAGAAACAATCTTCGCCATTAATTACAAAATGACCAATTTCATCCTCGATTTCGTTGTAGATATATTCAATTTTTAAAATGCCGTCTTCAATCTTGTCAAGGATATACCAGTCAACAATTTTGTTGAATGATTCCTTTTCAATATGTTCTTTGTAATGCTTATTTACTCTGTCATGATTTCCAACAACAGATAAATATTTAACATTCAGACCAAAATCAACAAATTCTTTTAATAGATTCTTTATTGATTTAGCAACAAACATTACTTGGTCTAAAACATCTAATTCTTCTGCTAGACGAGTTGTTACATGAATGCTCCCACTGATTAAATCTCCCAGACTTGCCACATAAAGAGTTCCAATGTTATCAATCTTAGCCCTTCGCATAACTTTCATAGCAACTTCGTTTAACCTTTTTTTAAAGACTTCTGTATTATATGTATTCCAATAATTATCAATCACCATACCGACATGAAAATCTGAAAGCATAAGAACAGCCTCTTTTTCACCTTGATGTTTTGATTCATATTTATCAAATACAACCTCATCAGCATTCTCATAAGCCGACTTAAATGAATCTTTTAAATTTTCAATCCTAGCTTCATCACGTAGAATCTTTCTTTTTTCACGCAACACATCTCTGGTTTTTACTTGTTGTTTATATAATTCATCTTTTTTAACGTCAATGTCATCTAATTGGTCATTGATTCCTTCTTCTGTGACATATTCGTCACGAACTTGATTCCACACTTTCTCAAATGACTCGTATATTTTGCGATGTCTGGATTCATCGTAGTCAAGTTTCAGCTCTCTGTTACAAATTTCTCCAGCTTCAGCTAAAGTAATGTTGCCAGTATCCTTCATATAAGAATAAACACGCCAGATAAAATGATACTCATGCTCGTTGTCTTTTCTTTCAAAATTCAAAATAGAACACCACCTTATTCTTCTTCTTTGACTTGTCTGGTAATTACGACCTTAACAATGTCTCCACTGTCAAAATTGTCTAATACGATTTTCGTAAGGTCTAAAATCTCTCCAGTTTCTAATTCCATCAATTCAGTGGTTACGTCAACTTCCTTAATTGTTACAACTTTTTTACTTTCTTCTACTATTTTCATAATTTGTTTCTCTCCTTTTCATAAATTTATTCTACTATTTCGCTATTTATGCTTACTAGTTCAAAGAGTAATCCATCTTTTTCAAACACTCCCAACAATTCTTTAGCCATTTCTAATGGATTAATTTCTCTTGCATCTTTTTCTTTTACCTCAAGTGCCATAGGCTCTTCAAGCATACAAGAATCTAGAATGACTAAATTAGCACAAGAGTTACAACCGCATCCGCACACGTAATATGTGAAGTGAGCACATACATCTTCCTCGAAATCCATAAAGTTTAGTGTATTTTTAATACTGTTCATAATGTTTGTTCCTTTCATAATTCAAATTTTTTATTTTTATAATAATTATATTATATTTGTATTCTTCATATTGCTTTTCTGTGTTGTCTTTATATCCATATATTTTATGAAATTCCTTATGACATTCGTCGCATAATGTAATACCATTGCTTACATCCAACCTACGTTCTTCACACCAATGATACCCATCTTTATGATGTGCGTTTAGATTACCACCTGTATTATCGCCACAACACTGACAAGTATATTTATCTCTTTCATAAACATTTTGTATCCACTCTGGATATCCTTTTATTTTTCTTCTCTCTATTCTATCTTCTTCACTCAAGTTTGAATTGTAGTTTGGATGGTTTTCTCCACTATTTCTTTCATAGTAACAAAGCCAACAACCATGCCCTGCATTTATATGCTTATCTGGTTTTTGCCAAAAAGCTCCATGTATTGGACATATTATTTCTACCTCTGTGTTTGAATTAATATACACAACCTTAGAGTAATCATAAAACCCATTATGAATTTTATTTGAATCTATTATAAATTTAGACAAAGTCTTTCGCATTAACTTAGACATTTTCTCATTTACACACATTGGACACCCTTGTCCATTTTTATGTTTGTTTGGGGTCTTTCTATATTCGCCATGTATTGGACATACTATAGTGACTTTTTCTGATGATTTTATATATACGACTTTAGAATAATCATAAAAATTATTATAAAGCTTACTACAATATTCTATAAAATCTTTCTCGTATATCTTTATTCTTTCTTCTTTTCTTTTTGCTAATTCATAATCACTTAATTTTTTACTCATAATCTCATCTCCACAGATAAAACACCTAAAATAAATCAAAGGGAAGGCGTTAGGTAGACGCTTTTCGTGTTGCAATCACTATCCCTTGATATTATTACATTTTATTTATCAAAAAGTCTTGCTAAATCAGCAGTTTTAGACCTTTCAACTTTTTCTAAATTAACCCAACCAAATTCTTTTTGACCAGATAATACTTCTATTGTTTCTGCAACAGAAGAGTGGTTGTGACGCACGTCGTCTAATTGATGGTAATCCCCATTCATTATGAAAATAGAATCTTCACCAACCCTAGAAATTAAAAGTTGAATTATATCTGTTGTACAATTCTGCATCTCTGTTAACATTATTATACTATTTTTAAAAGTTCTTCCTCTGACCGCCCCTAAATTACCAATTTCTAACTTGCCATTTGAAAGAAACATTTCTGTTCCATATTGCTCACCAAGGATATCGTCTAAAACAGCAGAAAATGGCTCTTGCTTCTCTAAAAACGTGCCAGGCAAGAACCCACTCTCTTTTATCCCCTTTACGTTCACAGGATTTCTAAACCATACTATTTTATCATATTTATTCTTTTGGATTAAATCTAGTGCATTCGTTAACATACAGTAGTCTTTGCCTGTGCCATATCCACCAGAACACAACTTAATAGTAATATCATCATTCTGCATTAAACTAAATAACATCTTTTGTTGTATATTTCTTGGTTTAACCTTGCCAATGAAATCATTCTTTATATCTTTGTATTTTAGATTAATAATTTCTTCTCCGTTCCATTGAAGAATGCCTTGAATTTCATAATCGTTCTTTATTCCATCTTCGTCAAACAATGGTCGTGATGTGTCTTTTAATATTGCAAATTCATTTACCTGCAAGTTAAATATATTGTTTTTAGGGTCTTTTGCTAAGTTATTTAATTTATTAGCCACATCATCATTCATGCAATCCCAATAGAAAACATGATACCCATCATAATTTATTTCTTTACTTTCGTCATCTAATTCAACACATTCTAAGCCAATAGCTTTTGCTTTAATTTTTAGCCCACGGTCTTTTGTTGCTAATATTGCACCTTCACGCTTTGCACATGATATGATTTTATTGTCATTGTTATGCAAATCAAAACCTTCTGGCAAACCATCGACAACATCTGCTACCACAAACTCAAGATTTTCTTCATTTTTTTCTATGAATCTAAGTCCAGTTCTCCCATTAAAAGCTCTTTTGGGTTCGCTTGATTCCTTTTGATTATCCAGCTCATCAGCAACCACACTGCATATGATATATTGATACTCATTAATATTTTTTTCTAGCCATTCATTATTCTGTATTAATACAGATGTGTCTAATACTAATTTTGTTCTACTCAAAGCGTAGCCCTCTTTCTGTCTGTATTTTTAATCCAAATATTCTAACAATTTATCCATTACATTGAATTTATTCTTATTTCTCATACTAACAAATTCATTCTTTTGGTGCATTAAATATAACGCCTTATCAAAGTTTAATTTAGGATATTCCTTACTTACTATGCGTTGCATAGATTCTCTGTTAATTATCTTCATATTATTTATTCACACTTTCTCCTATATTATATTTTATTACAAAATTCTATTTATTATATTACAAAACTTCTTCCAAGTCAATATCTTCGCCAATGATTCCATCTATTAGTCCTAATTCTTTAGCCTCACTTGCATACATATACCACTCACGACCATATTTTTCTTCATACAATTCTTCAGAAATATTAGTTTTGCCCATTATATAATTCTTAATTCTTTCTTCTTGCTCTTCTGTAAAACGTGCTATATCACGCATTTTCGCTGTAGAGCCATATCCACCACTTGAACCATCGTGAAGTAAAACTGTACTATTTTTGAAAGCATATCTCTTATGACATGCTAATAAAATCAATCCACCCATAGAATAAGCAACATCCATCACGACCCCGTACACAGGTGTTTTGCTTAATTCAATTATGTCAATTAAATTAAATCCAGTTGATACCAAACCACCGTATGTAGCAATCTTCAGTATAATGGGTTTTCTATGTTCCACAGGAAGACCTCTGTCTTCTTTGTTCCATTTCAAAATGTATTCATTAACATATTCAATAGTAGATTTATTAATTTCTTCGTTAACGATAATTATTCTATTTTCATAGTTTTCATTAACAATATCTTCATAAATCTTATCTTGTCCACCTAACGCCATAGCCAACACATCTTCTCTTTTATTCATATTACTTCTCTCCTTCATAATTTTTTATTTGTAAATCAAATACTTTAGATAAATAGTATCTATAGTTAGACCTTAATAATGTCTTATCTACAATAAATCCTCCATATTCGATTACATCTTTTTCATTAATAGATTTCTTTTCGCTATCGTTTAGAAATCTTAAAAAATCCTCTATTCTTAAATAATATGTATTCCCCGTAACCCTAAAATCTAACAAGAAATGTGGGAATATGTATTCATGTTTAATTCCTTTGCTTAAACCTTCTATTTGATTTAACTTAATCATTTTGCCTTTTGCCTTCTTTTCTCTCTGAATGCTAATACTAGTCATTTCAGTAGACTTTAATTCACTTGGGAAAAATGCACGATTATAGAAGAAAAAGAAATCATAAGGATTCTTTACAGTATACTTTGTAAAGCCACTATCTTGACCGAAAGAACTGGCACTATCTTTTATTCTTTCGCAATAAATATTATAATATTTTGCAGAATTTTGTATAGCACTTTCAAACTTTTTGCCATCTTTTGAAGCCATTTCACACTTCCTTCACACATTATTTCTCCAAAGCAAACAACCCACGTGCATAATCTTATATCCGTGAGTTGTTGCGTAAAGGAGAGAGCATGACGCTTGTTTTGACACACGCACTAAATGCAACGTCATTTTATTAAAAAGAGCATACAGGCGATAGCACTACTTTTATCTTATAGGTTGGTTAGTCTTCCCTGCTCTGCTCTTTGTAAACTTTTTTATAGAGATTGGTCGCACTACTCATCATATAGACTTTCGTGCGTGGGACAATTCGCTAGCTTCCCAACTAAACCAAATCTCTCTCTATATACCCACCAAAGGAATCCCCATTTTATAGGGTTTGTAGGCATTTTTTATTCATTTTTTAGCAAAATTTTTCGATTTTATAGCACTAAACACCTCTAAAACAAGACAAAAACACATCTTTATGTTCATCAAATAAAACTTTTAAAAATGGAATTGTGTCTTTTTTATTCAACTTTGACTCCATGCTTTCCATCTGGTTTAATAAGCCAATCATTGTATCTTGCTTTATTTTTAAATTTTTTATTGCATTTCTGAATTCTTTGTCAATCTCAGACATCTTCTCAAATCTATCTTTTGAATCCAACTCCAATATAAAGATTTGTCTTATCATTTTTGAGTGTATAGAAGTCTTTTCAATTATTTTGGCGATATGTCTTTTGTTGTATTTTGACCTGTCTGACTTTTTTAAAAGTGAAGAAAAATGAATACCACTTCTTTTATTTGCTTTATCTATATTATTGGATTCTTCATAAAGATAATCCATAGGTGTCATATGGAACTCTGTTTCAATTTTTTTTGATTGACTAACTTTTTCCCAAAACAAAGGTTTATCACCAGACAATTCGTGCATGTTGGCAACATTATCTATTTCTTTCTTTATATCTATTTCATAGAACTTTTTTGCCAAATCTATACAAATACAAGACAGCACTGTCATCACATCAACTTTTTCTAATAATTCTTTAGTATCAACGCCTTTATTTATATTATCCCAATATTTACTCATACAGCTCTGTCCTAAATTAACAACCCTACCAATATCTCTTTGACTATTAGATAGCTGATTATCTATATCAGCCATATCTTTTTTTGTTAGCCTATACTTTTTCTTCTGGCTCTCTACATTATTTAGGCAAACATCGTATTTTCTAAAACATTTTCTGGCACTTTCCAATAGTACGCTATTGTCAAATATAACCGCAGTATCAGAATCGTAATCACATGAAGATAATATGTCCTGTATCGGAAAGTCTATTGCGTTTACACAAACTATATTGTCTGTTAGATTAAAATATTTTCTAATCTCAGAACTATAAATATTTCTTACTATTAAAACATTGGAAGGAGCGGTATGTGGGTTTCTAAACGCCACGTAGTCTCTGCCAAAATCAAACATAGTTGTATACACTTCGTTCCCTGTAAGCTGGCACTCTGTTTTGTTTATATCGAATACACCTATAGCATGTTTTAACATTTCTACGGGGTTGCCAAACAATACACAATAATCACCTTTTAATCTCAACTTACCTCTTTTCATATGTTCTTTTATATCTTTGATTTTATGTTTTCTTACATCCCTAAATATTTTAGTATTAACTATACCTTTGTTTATCTTATAAAGTTCACAAAACATCTCATTGCTATTTGTTATGTTGCTTTCTTTACTCAAATATTCCATATAGTATTCATCATCATTCTTTAATCTATTAATATTTTCTATCTCATATGACATTAAATTTTGAATGTCTTCTCTGCCTAATGGCATACTATTCAACATTTGATAGCTAGTTTGCTGATATTCTCCATGTTTTGATTTTTTCTCATGCTTGCATACACCAAAGATACATTCATCTTTTTTCACAATATCTTTCCAATACTGATACATCTCATTTTTTCCACCAACAACTGAAGAAAATTTTAAAGCCTTCAAACTGTTTGGCGTAGTAATCATTTCAATATCCTTTGCATATATTTTATTGCCAAACATATCTTCTATTTCCCAATTTTCATATAATACATTCTTTGGGCAATTGTCTTTTAGAAACAACTGTATATTCCCAGAAAATGAGGCAGATTTAAACATATGATTTCTAAGAAGCATCATTGAATAACCGTTAAAATATTTACTGTCGAGTATGCTTTGACCGTCAAATATAGAGTTTACAACATCTGTATTCATGCTTACACTCTCTAGAAATCCATCGCTTCCCTTTTGAATTACACTACAGTTATCTTTAAAAATACTGTCTACATCAGAGATTAACAGTATCTTATCTGGATTTATTTTAATTGTATATTCCAAAGCACTCCCAACCAATGATTCGTATGCTAATAAAGCTGGATAGTCTATTTCGTCATTTTCCTTTATGTTTAGCTCCATTCTAGACCAATTAATCATTTTCTTATATAAGGATTTCTTTATAAAAAGAACTTGCCCCGTCCTTGATTTTGAACTAGACCTCTTATATACAACATATTCTACTTCTTTTATTTCGCCCGTACTTTTCACCAATCTTCTTAATTTAAAACCATCTAAATATAATATTTCACGCAAAGTCTTTTGTGAATAACTTTTCCAATTATTTTCTTTACATGTATTTACGAAATTAACAAGTTTTTCTTTGTATTCTGCATCTTCTGTCTCAGTAATTCTTTTTTCATTTAATGCTATCATTTCTTCTGAGCTTTTTACTTTTCTGTTAAATTTAACATTTATAATATCCTCAGAAAAATACTTTTCTTTTCTTTTACTTTTCTTAACATTAAATCCTACTTGCTCTAATTTTATCAACTCAAGAGAGAAAGGTATCATTCCTGTATATTCATATATCAATTCTTTATCTCTATTCATGTGTTCGTATATGTCCGAAGCCTCAATGCTTCTTATGTAAACATTTTTGCTTTCCATCTAGTCTCTCCTTTTTGTAAATCTATTTATAGTATTCTTGATAATATTGTGAATCCCTAATCTCTACATTGTTTTCCGCCAATATTGTCCTAACTACTTCAAATGTCATATCAGCACCATCTGAATTATAATATCTATATATATCTGATATGCTTTTATCTTCATTAACATAAAAATTAATTATCTCATCTTTGAATTTTCTAGCCTCCTTTAGTCTATTCTCTCTTTCATACGTTTGTTTGTTTATAATTTTTATGTTTTTTGATTTAATAAAATCTGATAATCTAGTATTAGAAACCACATAATCGCTTATACTATTAAGTTGTTCTTTTATAAATTTCTTAGTTTTAAATTCATTAGCCATCTTTCTTATATTGTTTTCTTGTTCTCTAAAAAAATCATCAAAGTATTTGTTCAACTCTGAACGACTAATAGATTCTTCTTTTTTTGAATCACATTTATTATTTCCACAGATATTATAATATGGATTCTTCTTTTTTATAAAGAAGGATTCTAATTCAAAAGCATATTCTTCGTCTATTTCTATTATCTTTTTTGCAGTAAAACACCATTCTCCTAATTTGTTAAAGTCTTTTTGTAGTTTTTTATTATGATGTTTATTTCTCCTCAAAGAACAAAAATGATTATTCATTCTAAGGTTAAAATCTTTTGTGCAACCAATATACTTCCTATTGTTTTCCACGTTAACTATTTCATATATTATTGACATATTATCCCCTCCTACACACTAAAAATCTTACATACCCACTCATAATCGTCAAAAAATTGACCTCTAGCCTCATAATAACTATTTTCATTATCAACTAATTCCATATATTCCATATCATCTAAATCACTCTCATGGTCTATATATCCTTGATATATACATTCTGCCAACCCCAACTCATCAACTAGCT